AAAACATTACCATCGCTACGAGACGCACTCCAAGCCGGCAGGCTTGGATGGCGGTACGTAGCTGACCTAGAATTTGATGATAGCGATACTGACGGCCTTAACTGGGTTTCACCCATAAGGGCCCAAAGTACCTCTACACAACAGATTGGAAGAAGGCAACGGACGGCCCCACGCCTGAATCGGCATGGGCGCTGACTGGTACCTTACTCAAAAAGACAGGACTTGACCCAGAAACTCTTGAGGTAATCAAGAGTTACTGGCTAGGTCCAAAAGAAATATTCGTAGGGGGTCGCTCCTTCGGCCACATCCTTAACGGTGTGATGATGGGCGATCCTCTAACGAAGACAAATCTGTGTCTCGCACACCCGGTCTGTGATCTGTATGCACTGATCAAGACTCAGGCGCGATATTCATACGAGAAGGGGAACGGAGATGACACAAGCGGTCTCTCCGATCACCCTGGCTATGCCGAGGCACACGCTGAGTGTGCCTCTCTCCTAGGATATGAGAGGTCCCCCCTGGACGACGTCGTGACGACGGACTGGGGGATCTACTCCGAAGAATACTATCATGTCCCCGTCCACAGGCATAACACCTGTAAGTGGGGGACACGATTCAAAAACAGTTTACTTCTGCCGTATCTGGATGTTCCGAAGATTCGGATCATGATTGACACGCAGAAGGATAGAATCGACTTCTCGTCTGATCCTAGAGGGAAAGCAACCCTCTTGGGTCATGACGCGGAGTACTTCAATGAAAAGGATCCTGGACCACAACAAACTATCTTTTCGATAGCTTCTGCGTTCCAGGATGTAGGACTTGCCCTCATCGACTCCCCGTACCCCCTGTATCTTCCGAGACAGGTGTTCGGGGTAGGTCGTGCGCCGCCTCAATGGGCGGTGGGCTGATGGCTAAATATATTTCGGCACTGCAGATCCTGGCACAGAAAGCTGTACATCACTGCAATGGACGAATACAACAAGGGAAGATCAGACATCACGGAGTTACGTGGTAGTCTAAAGGAGTCTAACCACTTCTCGAAGGAGATGATGGTTGAACTCTATGAAATTCCCGAAGATGATCCAATACGGTCAGAGATCCTCGTTCGTCGTGACGAATGGGATCGCTGGCCTCAAGGTGTTTTACTGAAGCTAGTAACCCTCGGGTACCTTGTCCCCGAGAGTAAACTAACTAAGTACTATCTTTTTCAAGAGCGGCTGGAATTACTCGAACAGGACACAAAACGTGACCTATTCGACGTAGTAAAAGCCAAAATGGTGAAGTATGCGGACCCTCCTGCCGACGGAGTCGAAAGGATTGTTCGCACTTTTGTTAAGAACTACAGGGACTCCCCGTACCGACTTCGCGTCGATAGGAGGGAGAACTTGTATGCTCAATCAGCTATCAATAGACTAGAGGAGGGAAACCCGTTATGGGTTGACCACCCCTATCCCCTGAAGGACAAGTTTCGGAGGGTTCCCCCTCCGATGACCGTCTACCAGGAGAAAGGTCTGGAACTTTACGAATGGTTCCTGGAGAACTTTTCGGACGTTCGCAACGGCGAATTTCCTTTTAGCCCTCCACCAACCGACATTCTCGAAGACGACCCCATCATAATCGATCAGATTTCGAATGGGGGCGCCGACGTATTCATAATTTCAACGGATGACGTGAAACTTTACAAGCTTGCGCTTAACAAGTTCCCCGACACCTGGATTTTTCGTATGTCTGCTAGACACCACTTCGAACTAGAAGAATGGTGCCAGCAGGAACAAACAGAAATGGACATGGCCTTCGAGGACTCCTTTTACGAGGAGTTCCAGAAGCCCCTTACTGTCTCCGTACTTGAAGATCGCGGCTCTCTAGAGAGCTGGAACGCCAAGTACATCGGTACACCCGATGGGAAAACCTTCTTTCAAACAGTCGGAATTCCTTGGAGAAAAGACATATGTAGGGAGAACCTCGAGAAGAAACCAATGCATGGTTTCTTGGAGAGACTCAAACCCAAAAGTTTGCGTGAACTACAGTTCCCTCGTTTTATTATGGACGAGAGGACCGTGAGAACACTTCGTAGGACACTCTGATAGTCGAATTTAGACTCAGAGTGGGTTCGCGCCGAAAACTCTACGGACCTCACCACTTCTTAGACCGAAGTCGGAGGGGTTCACTGGTCC